GCTTGAGGTCGATCTCGGTGGCTTCGCGGACATAGCCTTCGAACTCTTCCAGATCTTCGATTAACAAAGCTTCGGCGGCTTCTTGGTCGATGGCATCGCCTTCTTTGACCCCGAGCGTATGCCCGTAGCCGATGGTCCAGACGCCTGCCGGGCATAAATAAGCCTCAAGCTCGCACCCTTCGAAGTGCTTAATCAGTGCTACGCCTTCTTCGCTCGTTTTCATATCAGTCCTGCCGTTGGCTGCTGCCGAAATAAAAGGCAATAACCGTGCTAAAAGATCCCGTAATGCTACCAAGTATGAGGTTGATAATGGCATCGCTGTTTTGATCCGGCGGAAGAACGGTCACTAGGATAATGTATCCGGCGAACAGGCAGCACAGGGCGATGGCCAGGAAGCGAGCGGTCCAGTCCTTGGAGAAATGCTTACGGGCATCCGCCGTGTCTTGGGTTTGGAGCGCATAGAGGTCTACGTCCAGCTCCTTCATGCGAGCTTCGAAGTCCAGCTCGGCCTTTTTAATCTCCGTCAGTTGCTCCGGGGTCGCTTTCGCCACGGCTTTTTCGATGGCCTGAGGCGTGTTCTCACACCCAAGAACACCCGCGATAGCTGACGCTGCGGCGCCTCCCAAGGGGCCACCGAGCGCCGTACCAAGGCTCGGGGCCACTGCTCCGATTACGTTCTTAATGGCGTCGAAGTTCATGGCGGCTCCTAAAGCTGGTTGTAAATGGGTAGCAGGCGGTCGCGCAGAGTGCGGTCGATACGCCAACCGTTGGACAGGGCCGTATCGATGGTCTCGGCAGTAGGCCCAAGCAGCGGCATGAGGGGGCTCTTATCCCACTCAGCGTTCTGGTGCATCATCGCGCCCATGGTAAGGGGGCCCAGGAAGCCAGAGCGGTCGATCACCTCAAAGGCGTAGGTCGGCCAGTCCATACGGTCCGTACGGAAATAACGGGACTGGGCGTCCACCCCAGGCAGCAGCCACGCTAGACCAAACTTGGCATACTCCCGAAGCTCCATAGCCAGCATCGCGAGCGGCATTGTAGCGACAGCGGTAAGAGCAAAGATAGATAGAGACCCAGTCAGCTTATCCAGCTGGGTGCCTTCTTCACCCTTGCGAGCGCGAGCTTCGCGAGCGATACCACCTAAGATGACCTTACCGTAGGCATAGAAGTAGGACTTCAGCTGCCAAATAATCGCCCAGTGTGGGTCAGAGGCCCACACAGGTCGCTCGGCAGCGTTCGGGCGGAGGATCGACGACTCCACAAAACGCTGGAGCCCCTGCTTCACCTTCTTACCCTCGGGCGTAGAGAACTTCCTGCCACCGTCCATCCACACCATGACATCTTCTTTCGTCAGCCCCAGCTCTCGCAGGTACCGTTCCGAGCGAGGATTGTCGAACTCGTTACGGGCGTGCTTCGTGATGAACTGCACTCCCATCCCTGCGGCGAACTCGCGGGAGAAACGGGTGAAGAACTCAAGGCCGATAACCTTGAAGAACTTGTCGGACATCTTACGGACCGTCGGGTCCATGTAGTCCTGCTCGGCCTGCGTAACCCACGCATTTGAGACGGTCTCACTAGAGACGACGCCGATGTCTCGCGCGAGCTGTTCGGCTTCTTGGCGATTTCGGATAGTCGCAGCAATCTGCTTGAAGCCGTCTGCCACCGCAGAAAACTCCTTGGACGCGATGACCGGACCGGCCAGCTCAGGTAGGGACGCGATGGTGGCGAAGGGTAAGATCGTGACGAACTGGACGAACTGAGCCCAGCTGTTCACCTTCCGCCATAGCGGGCTAAGAGGATTGGCCTGATAACCAAGGTAGGTGCCAATGATCTCGCGCGCAACGGCCTGATCTTCGGGGCTAAGTTTCGCCAACTCAGCGTCTAGAATGCTTTTCCCGTCAGCGTCTTTCGTTGCCTTGTTGAATTCAACGCGCTTAACAACGGAGCGCATGTAGTTAACAAACGCGTCCTGCGGCTCTTGTAGGAACCCTGCTTGCTGCATCACCTCGCGAGGAATACCGCGCGTAAGCACAATTGACTCTTCAGCACGGGCTGCTGGATCCGTGGGGTCAAAGCTGATAATCGCATTGTCTTCGTTCTGGATAGTGCGACTGTAGCGAGCGAGATCATAAACAGCCTTATTCGCACGCTGCCTAGATATACCAGGCTGGTTAGCCATCAAAAGGTCTACAAACTCTTCTATGCGACCTTCGATTTCAGATAGGTTAAGAGCGACCGGGAAGTAGTCGTCTTGGAACCCGATGTCGGAGTTAGACGGCTCTACGTAGTCCGCGTAGAAGGCCTGTAGGAACTCACGGATCTGCTTAGCCTTACCCGTAAGCGTAGCAGTAGCGTCAGAAGTAGCCGCCTGCCTAAACGCCTCTTGGACTTCGGGATCGTCGAACGCCCCGATTTCGTCCTCAAATTTGTTCTGCATTTCACGAATTTTGGTTGCTGCCGCCCCAACCATTCCGAGGCGACCAGCACCGCGCTCGTCTTGAGAGCGGACATAGAACATATCCGCGATCTTTTGTCCGGCGTGCAGACGGAGAACGCCATCAGCCGTACGCACGATCTTCATAAGCGGACGTAGCTTCGGGTTCTTAAGAAGGTCTTGGAACTTCTTGCGCCAGTGTCTAGCTAGCGCTTCGCCCCCTTCTTCGACGATGACCTCGTTTATAGCCTGCGGCATGGCGCGCAACGTAAACAGGTCGGCGTCTACCTGCGACCCGTCACGCTTAGCTGCAACCACAGCGTCGAGGTACGTCTCAAAGTCTTGATCCATGCGGCCGATCCGAGCCCGCATGGTTCTGGACAGCTGCTGGTAGAACCGGCGGAGTTTGTTCGCCAAGCCCTTAAAGTGCCGGTCGACAGCGTTTTTAGCCTGACGCCGTAGATACTGACGGCTTGCCCAGCGCGCAGTCTGATCGGCGTACCACTCTTCGAAGCCTTGGTCGAACCCGTACTTCTGTACCAGTGCGTCGAAGGTCTGATGCTTACGGAACGCCTGCTCCAGACGGCTACGAATCGCAGGGTTAGTGAGAGCGTTGTTCTGCTCCTCTTTGAACAGAGAGTGGCCCAACTCATGTGCGAGCACAAACATCGTACGGACCGGGTTGCGCCGGCCCTGAGAACCGTCTTTGACGATTACAATCTTCTGCCCTTTCACAAAGATGTGGCGGCCGCCCTTCGTAGGCGCGAATTTCAGCGCTTGGATGGACTGTGCTACAGCGCTGCGTATCTGTGCATCAGGGAAAAGGATATCCAGCTCAGCGTCAGTCATCTCCGCCAAGGCTTCGAAGGACAGGACCTGTGGCTCGACCTCTAGCTTCAGGGCATCTAACAGCTCTTGATAAGCTGCTGCGAAATCAAAGTCCTGATTGAGCGCAGGGTCGAGCACCTTTAAACGGGCCCGCTGTGCAAGGCGCTCTCGCTGCTGCTCAACGGTGGCTCTGGGTGCCGCCGCCGTGGTCTCAGGAGCGGGCGGAGTCTCCTGAATATTCATAGGAGTTAGCGGAAGATCACCGGTGGTTTGCTCCGCCATGGCGGCCATTTCGCCGCCAGTATCAGCAAGCGCCGTGTCTTCTTGGTCAAAACGCGCGCCTGGGTCGGCTGCGCGAAGCTTACTAACCAAATTTTTGAAGTATCGGTCAGACGAGGTTATAGCCGAGCGGTTTAAATACGGGCGGCTAGACCATAGATCGGTCTGTCTGGCGTACCACTCTTTTAGGCCGCCATCAAAACCGTACCTTCTCACCAGCGCATCGAACGAAGAGTGCCTGCGGAATGCCTGCTCTAGCTGATTCCGAATACGCGGGTCTTCTAAAGCAGCGGCCTGCTCTTCCGCGATTAATGCCTGCTGGCGAGGTGCCGCAGTATCGCGGGTGAGATTAAGCACCTGATTCAGAGGGATGCTTTGCCCTTCGATAAAGGCGGCAGTGACGTTGGAGTTACGAAGGCGAGCGTAGTTCTGCTGGTCAAGGAGCGACTGCCCATCGACGCGCACGTCGTAGCCTTCTGCGGCCAGATCACCAAGAATCTCAAACAGTCCTGCTTGAGCAGACTCAAGGCGATTCTGCCCCTCAAAGCGCCCGGTCTGCCGACCTTCCACAAGTCGCTGCCCCGCGCGAACCAAGTCGACAAGGTTCACGGCGCGAACTTTGCCTTCCGGATCAGTGATTGCAACCCGTGAGTTACGGGCGAAGTTGCTCCGCGCCGCTTTTTGAATAGACCGGCGGATGAACTCTGGCAGCGGCAGCGATAGCTCTTGTCCACCATCACGCATGCGGAAGAGTTCGTCGAAGTCCTGACGGACAACTTGATAGCCCTGCTCAGTCGGCTCGACAGTTACAACGCTGTTCGGGTTCTCGCGTTGGATTCGGGCGGCTTCTTTTAGAGTGGCTTCGGTAATGCTGCCAAAAGCAGGATCGCCCCAATCAACATCCCCGAACACACTAACGTAATCAGCACGCGCTTCTTCGGTGTTGGGGAAGACTTCGTTGGGGTCACGCTTGCGCCCCCGGTTAGCAACCACAGTGCGTTCGGGTTCAGTTTCCTGTACTCCCACTTGACCGAGCAGTTCATCCAGCTGGCTGAAGGGGCGCTGTCGCCCAAACTCATCGCCGTTGTCATCAACTTCCATGTCACGGATGTCGGGGCCGGCCTCTCGGCCAGCTCTTTGAGCACGTTCTTCAAGCGCCTTTTCTACCGTAGTCTGGCGGATAGAGCCGCCGTCTGGCATGAGCCCAGACGCAGTGTTGAACGCTGCTGCCAGGCCATCTTGGGTCGTCACCTCTTCTGATACCACCCCTCCTTGGCTGTCGAACACCTGTACCACGGTGTCGCCAGGAGAAACAGTATTCTTGGCAGCGCTATAGCCAAGGGCAGTTGCGAGCGACGCGTCGCTTGCTTGGTCAGCAACGACCTGCTCGACCTGCTGACGATTCGTGGAAACAATCGTCCCACGGCCAGGGATAAACGCAGCATAGGCTAGGTTACCGTCAACAGCGATCTCAGTAGCTTTACGTTCGCGCGCTCTAAACTGCGGAGTGTTACCTGCCACCCAGACAGAGTTCTTGGTGCTGCTGGGGTCAAGCATCGCACGTAGCTGAGCGTTAATGTCGGCCTGCGATTCCGGCGTAGTATTGCCGGACATAACGTTGCCAAACTGCTCTTGGTTGATCTGATCGTCCAGCTGCTGGCTCTGAGCACTGTCTAACAGGCGCCGTGCTTTATCAACTACCGCTGCAGCGGTGTCTATCGGGGCAGAATCGGCGGCAGCAACTACAGCTGAAGCACCCGCCCTACCTGCCGCCCCGAGCGCCCCGCCGCTAAAGAACCCAGCAAATGCAGCTTCACCAAGGCGCATGGCTGCGTCTTGAGCGGTAAACGTGTCGTCCATAGACGCACGGTTAACGATGTTCAGGCCTTCTTGCAGCGTTTCAGTCGAGCCTTCAACGGCGGCAGTTCTACCTGCGCTTCTAGCCAGGTCGGCAGCAAACTCGCCAAAAGTAGTGGCTTCGCCCGCCAGTCTTTCGTTAACCACGTCGCCGAACTGCTTTAGCAGGCTACGAGCAATGACTGATTCAGCTGCGACGCCTATCCCCGCTATAGGTGCGCCTACCATAAACGCGCGGAAAGCTGCGCCCGCGTCTACTTCTTGCCCCGCTTCAATACCCTCGCGTAGCGCTCCAGCCGACGCTGGTACATATTCAGCCCCAAAAGCCCCGGCTAACGCTCCGCGTTTCGCGTAGTCGTAAGTTAATTGAGCTAACTGCTGCTCGCTAGGAGTAGCTACGCCCCTAGCAGTGCGCTCAATAGAGTCTCTTGCAACTCGTTCTGCGGTTTTTTGGGCTACTTTCTTGCCAACAAGCTTGCCGATAAGGCCGCCCACGCCGCCGCCGGCTAAAGAAGTGGCTACTGAGCTAACAGTCTGGCCCGTAAACTTCCCTACTTGGTCTATAAACCCAGTAACGGTCGGTTCTTCGGTAAACTCCCCAAACGATTGCAGCCCAGCGACGGCTGCAGCAGCTGCCTCTTCACCCTGTTGAGCCGTACGGATGTTCTCTTGCGCAGCGGCTTCGTCGCCAGTCGCTAAGTTAAAGAGGGCCTTGAAGTAGTCTATGTCGCTGCCAAGACCTTCTATGCCAGCTGACATCCCTTGAGTAAGGGCCTCGCCAAAGCCAGAAACTGCAGGGGCAGGGACCGGTTCAGCGTTAGCTCTCGGATCTTCCCCAATGGCTTCTGGGTCTACGCCCAGGAACTCCCTGATAGGATCGTAAGCCATTTATAGCCCCTAGGTTTTCTTCTTAGCTTTTTCTTCGTTTCGGCGAACCTGCCGCACAACAGTGTTATAAATAGTGCTATCAAGTTTTTGCAGGTCTGAAGCAAGTAGCCCCTCTTGCAAGCGCTGACCGTTATCATCAGTGTAGTAGAACATATACGGGCGCCCGCCTCTTATCTCCATGGTTACGCGGCTAAGGTCAAAGTCAGACGTAGTCGTACGGTCCGCTACGTCTCCGAAGCGGAAGAACGATGCAAGAGTTTCGTAGAAACCTCCTTCCTCTTCGGCAGCAAGCGCCCCAACCGTAAGGCTGAGGGCTGAATTTAAACCAGCCGAGTACCGATCTTGTTCTTCCTCAGAAGCCGCTTTAGTAGCCTTCATGTTGTACGGGCCCAGCACATCGCGAGCAAACTTCCTAGCTGTTTCAGCGTTAAGGTTGTCTTCGCTACCGTCAGGGCCGAAGTATAGGTCCTGAACTGCGCTCTGAAACTCAGCTGCCTCGTTAGCAGCGGTATCAATTCGAGTCTGAAGCGCTACGTCTTGATCCGTACCGTACTCCCGAACCCGTTGCCGAAGCGTCTGCATTCTTACGCCGAGATCCGCTTCGCTAAGGCGGAAACTTTCAGCGTCTTTGCGGGACATACTGACCGTGCCCGTCTCAAACAGGTTATCGATGGAGGCGGACATGCTCGCCCGTATGGTCGGATCTTTAACGGAGGCGAGCATAACGGCGCGGGCGATAGCGCGGTCTTTGATGTTTAAGCGCTTGAGGTCTTCCGGGGTACGGACGCCTGCCTGCTCTAGAGCTTGCCGTGTGCCGCTTACAAGAGCAGGAGTAACCGCCAGATCACCCGAATCTATCGCCCTTGCCACTTCGTTAGAGCTCATACCTTCGGTTTTCGCTGCAACGCTGTCCGCTTCCTGAGTAGTCTCTGGAGCGGCGAAAGTTAGCGGGGCCCCACGGTCTTCGAAAGAAGACCGCTGGCGGAACTCGTCCCGCTTTCTAGTCGCCTCGGCTAATCGCCGTTGCGCAGGCGCACGCATGCGGGGCTGATTGGAGGCTCGGTCAACAGCTTCTTGGGCTTTAGTTACCTCAGCCTCTAGCTGCGCCATGCGTTGCTCTCTGCGAACGCGGAGTCTCGGGGCAGCGGTAGAGGTGATAGGCTCGGAGGAAGGCTGTGCCCCGCGCGGCGGGAGCCCGATATCCGATGCGATGCGGTCCGCGATATCGGCTCTCTCTTGAGGGGTCTCAGCAGCAGCAAGAGCGTTAAAAGCAGCACGTTGCGCGCTAGGGTCTTCAATGGCGCTCAACAGTTGCCGCTGGTACGACAAATCCTCTAGCCTTCTCCCCGCCGCAATTGCGTCTTCGCGCTCTAAGCCTTTTGCATCCTGCTCGATAATGTTCATTTGCGCACGGAACGCGGGCAAATCGAACTTAGTCTGGTTAGACAAAACGTTCAATTGATACGCAGTTTCCGCTAGCCCAGCAAGCCGCCCTGGCTCAAACTCAACCACTCGCGAGTCAGGCCGACTAGACCCATCCTCGGTAACGGCGCCTAGGGAGTCATCTGCGTTTCGCACAGTGACCGCGTACCCCCCGTTTGGTAAAGGCTGGATGCTCTCGGCAACGGAACCTTTAGGCAAAGCGCCAGACTGGGTAGCTGTCGCAAGCATAAGGTCAATGTGATCCTGGCTGCCGCTTTCGACCCCCGCACGAAGGGCGTCCCTGTTAAATTTAGTCGGGTCGTTTGGGTCAAGGATATTGATAGCTAGATAGCCATCGATAATAGAGTCGTTCGTGGTACGCCTAGCAGTAACCTCCGCCGCTTTGTTAGCCTGCTCCTGCGCAGTATTTGCGAGCTCAGATCCTCGAAGTGTAGCCGCGCGCTGATCAGCGCCTTCGTCATAGGACCTTAGTCGAAAATCGAAATCTCTGTCTGCAAGTTGATACTCTTTTGCGCGCAGGTCCAGGGCCCGGTCTTGCTGAGCTAGAGACCGCTCCTGCTGCTGAAAACGCTGCTGCTCTGCTGAGGCCTGCTGCGCAAGCCGCTGGCGGTCTAGCGCAAGCGCGTCCTGGCGATACTGATTCTCACGCCGTTGCTGCGCGAGAGACTGAACACCTTGAATGCCCGAGAGCAGGCCACCTGCAAAACCACCCATAGCGGTCTCCTAGAATGCAAACGCCATGATCGCCATAGCACCTAGCGATCCGAGCGTGGAGTAAGTCTGGGCCTTGGAAGACGCCTTCGCCTGCGTATACGAGTTTTGCAGGTTACGGAAGTTCTGCGCCGACGCCCCGAGTTGATTCTGAGACGAGCGGTTTACGCCCTGACCAATGTTGATCAAGTCGGACATGAGCTGCGTATTTGCCTCGCGCTGAGCAAGGCGTGCGTCGTTAACCGACTGGATAGCCCCAAGCGTATTTGCGCGCTGAAGGCGCAGGTCCCGCTGCTGCAGCTGCGCCGGGGTTAAGTTCGCGCCGTAGCGGGCGGCGTTGCGACTAGCGACGCCTTGGGTCAGCGCAGCCGCCACCGGCGCGTCCGCACGGGCCTGATCGATGAGGCTCGTATCCGTTTGCGCCTGCTGGATCAGTTGATTTTCAAAGTCCCGGAAGTTCTGGACATAGTCAAGGTACTCGCCGCGAGTGATCGCGGCGTACGCCTGCTCAGGATCAGAGACCGCCGGCAGGTTCGTGCCTGGAGTTACGTAATTAGTCGCGCCAAGCCGGGGTTCAATATCACCAATCGCCATAACTTAGCCCCCGAAGAATCCAGAAAACCCAAGGCGGTTTTTGAAACCGGTAACTTTGTTACCCGCAGTATCAACTGGAGTAAAGAAAGAACCGCGTTCTTTCTGGCCGGTAACGTAGTTCGCCGTGTTGGACTCAGTCCCCATGTTCTCCAGCCCCTGCATCAAGGCTGCACCGGCCACCTGCCCTGCAGCAGAGAACTTAGCCTCTGCTACCTGCTGGTTAGCACGAGCACGCTCAAGAGCAGCAGAGGTGCCAAGACGTGCTGCTTCGGCCATGCCTGTTTGTGCGTCAGCTGCCTGCCCACGAGCGGTACCAAGAACATTGGTGCGCATTTTATTTGTCACATCTTGCGCCCGAATGTTCGCCACGTTGGTCTGCCCCTGGAGCGCCTGCGAAAGATCGCCTCCACCATCGCCGCGGGCGGCAGCTTGATAGCTAGGGCCGGACAGCGCCTGCATAACATCGGCGTTAGCTCGGCCACGAAGGCCGCTGGCTACGTCTTCAGTCATGGACTTGTCGCGCATCTCACGGAGCAGTGGGTCGTATTGCTGCTTGAAGTACTCATACTCCGCCATGGCCACAGACGCGCTGGCCTTATCAGAAGCCGAGGGCTGGTAGTCAGCTTTCTTAGGCTTAGAACTCATTATAGGCGCCTCGAATAAACTATCGTTTCTATGTCCCACCCAGCGCCGGTCAAATGCTCCTGTAACGCTGGTACACCTGATCTCGTTTCAATCTTGGCGAACCCTGCTTCGCTGGCCGCTCTGATAAAGAAATCTTGGTGCTGCTGTACTAAGTTTGTACCCCGCTTTTTGGCCCATGCAAGCCATAAAAAACAGGTTCGTTCTTGTGTAAACGGGTCCGTCTCTCCCGTCATCACTACAAAACCCTCATCGGTTATCCAGAGGATGGCCTCTCTACTGATGCAGGCTTTGTATACGTCCTCCGGTACAAATGTCAGATGTGGGTCTTGCTTCAGTATCTCCTCAACACCTCGTTTTACCCAGGGCCACTCCTCACGGATGTCGCCCATTACGGGTCTAGCCGGACTCCCGTCCGTACCGGTTACGTCGCTTTGCGACTCCGGAGTAGATTCCGCCATATTTCACCATCCTAGATACGTTCGTGTCTGCGTGACGCCCTCGACGTTCTGCCTCAACGATTCCTTCGTTGAACAGAGAGCCGTACACCTGCGCCCCTGCGTAATCCGTCCACTCTTTACTGGGCAGCCGAAGCAGCCGGTACAGCGCCCCGTAAATAATCGTCTCACGATAATCAGACATAAGTTCGTCGTCTGACGACAAGGACGTCTGCGACGGCTTTAGCTGCGCCCGCAAGATGGTGCTGCTGGCGATGGTCTCACCAGGCACCGGCACGAGATGGAACAAGGACTGAGACACCTTTACGTAGTACTCAGGCGTACCTTCGTAACCAGTTTCGCGCCACCGGGGTTTCCGCTGCTCAAGGAGCTGGGTCGTGATCGGCTCAATCTCCCGGCCCTTATGCGTGACCCAGAGGATCTTATGCACAACAGACCCGGCGGGCGGCTCTAGGTCATACTCAAACACGTTGGCAACAGTAGTCACCGGGTCGAGTTCTGCCTGATAAACCGCTGCTTTCTCACACAGCTCGATAGCCGAGGCCCGGATATTGTTCTCGATCATAGTGTCGGAACAACCCGGGACCATCGGGATGATGTCAGGCAGCAAGGCCTCGTAGGGCGTAGCCATAAGTCTTTACCCCGTTGCCATTTGCCGAGGTAGCATACCGGGCACATTGGGGGTGGTTAGCGCATCAACTTGACCCTTACCAGTGATCGACGTAGTGAAGATCTGGAAATGGGAAGCCGCACGCTGGTTGTTACCCGCGTAATCCGCGTCCTTCATGTAAGCCATGTAGAGGACGTAGTTCATCACGGCGTTGGCGTAGATATCAGGGATATCTAGGTTATCGCCCTGGCCCACCGTAGACGGGTTAGCCGAGTAGATGATCTCTAGATATGCATCGCCGGAGATGCCGGGGTACACGTAGAAGTTACGCGGGTTCTGCTCATCGTAGATGTAATGTTTGACGATGTCCGTATGCGCCGCGTCCCCGCTAACAAGAGGGTCATGCCAGTCAGGAGTCTGAGCATCCAGAACCTCCCGCTGTACAAGGCGAACAGAGCGCTTGCCCGTACCTCCGGAAGCCGCCGACATGTTGCGCACGGCGCGAAGCAGGCGATTACCATCGCTAGGGATGTCCTGCTTGGTCCCGGCGGCGAGCGTAATGGTGGTGTTTTTAGCGGAAGCGTCGGGCTTTAGGAGAGCAATCTCACGCTGGGCATCGTTAATCCAGAGCACGAGTTCGCCAACAACCGGCCAGCGGACGCCAGTAGTGTCTTGGAGAGTGGTTTGAACGCGGTCAATCACGCTCTGAACTGAGACTGCCATAATCTACCTCTACGAGTTGAGGAATGCCTCCCAGCCTTTCTCTCGCTCCTCCGTCCGCACTGTGCGCCCGG